CGCAAAGGTGGTGCCGGTGTAGAAGAGATGACGAAAAAAGCAAGAGAGTTAGGCATAGTCATAGGTAAAGATGTTCTTGATACTTCTACGAAATTGGTAGACAAGTTTGATATCTTGAAGAAGTCAATGAGTGCTACCTTCACGAAAGTAGTTGTAGACAATGCAACATTAATCGAAAAAGCAATGCGTGGTATTGCTTGGGCGGCGGAGAAGTTAGGCAAGGGAGCCGGTCTGCGAAGTGTTATGGAAACAGTATCAGAATTTTCAAAACTTCAAAGAGGCGGATATACCGGGCTTTTCGGGATAGACCAATTTTTAGAAATGGGTTTATACGAAAGGCAACAATACGTTGATGATATCAAGAAGTATATGATAAGACAATCCGAAGGCCCGGCTTTCCCTCCGAAGGGAAGAAGTCCACAAGAATTTGCAAAGAAAGGTGAAGTAATACCGCGTGGGCCGCGACCTGAATCATATCAAGAGCAATTGAGAAGAGAACAAGAAGAACAAGAAGCATTTGTTGCTCGCATGGTAGAACTTGATAAAGAATTAGCTTATCAATCCGAGAAGGAAACAAGGGTTCGAACGGAGAATAGTCAAGCAATTATCCAACAGATAGCGAAGCAAAGAGATGAAGTAGAAAAAGATCGTGCTGCATGGGAAGCAATGACCGGGGCAAATATAAAGTCTTCTCATGAATGGGTTGATCAGTATGCCGATGTTCGGGATAAGTTTGTCTCATACTCTCAGGATATGTCAAATGCTTTCGTTGACTTTGCTTTCACCGGGAAGCAAAGTGTAAGAGAGATGATTGACTCTATCATTCAGGACTTCGCAAGATTTGCTGCTCAGAAGTATCTCTTCGGCCCATTGTTTCAAGCTGCCGGAAATGCTATGTTTGGTGCGCCAATTGCTACTCAACATGCTGGTGGAAATTACTACCAAGCAAATATGAGGGGAAGACTTCCCGTTTTTCACAATGGATTGAGAAGTAATGAATATCCGGCGATATTGGAGAAAGGAGAAGAAGTCAGAACCAAAGAACAAGTTCGTGGTGGTGGCGAACCAAGGGTAGAAGTAATAATAATGAAGGGTAGTCAACCCGAAACACAAACGCAGGAGAGAAGAAGTTCTCAGGGAGTCAGGCAACTTCTTGTCATGGTTGGGCAAGATATAGCTAATATGGGAGTTGTCGGAAGTAGTATCTTGAATACTTTTAATACTTCGCTCAAAGGAAGGAGAGTATAGACAATGTCTAGTTATCCCGCAACAATCCCGCAGAAGTTCGAAAGAGATTCTTTTCAAATGACTTATGGGAAGAATACTATTCGACAACCAATGTCTATGGGGCCACCGAAGTCAAGAAGTATAGGAGATCCAGCAGGGCCGCAGATTCGCGGGACGGTAGAAATGACTGCAAGCGAGTTCTCTACTTGGGAAGCATTTTATTTGACTACCATAAATAATGGTGCTGATGTTTTTGATTGGGTTCATCCCATTACTGGATCAGCGGCAGATTTTATTTATACTTCCGAGCCAACTATTCGTTCGCTTGGCGGTGGTAGTTGGGCTGTAGATATGCAATTGGAGATAATCTTATGACTAGTACTACTTATGACCAAACTGCTTTCGCACATTTTACAAATGAAGCTGTAATGTGTTTTCTTGAACTTGATAATGCCGATTTAGCTTCTCCAATTCGAGTAGTAAATGGGAAGTTAGACATTGTCTCAAATGGTAACACTTATCAAGGGTTTCCGTTTTTTGCAACGAAGCCTTCAAATATTCAAGGAGAACTACCACAGGCATCTTTGACTATATGCAATGTTGACAGGCAAATCGTCGAAGCAATTAGAAGTATATCTTCGCCATTGTCTGTCACCATGTTTACAACTTTACTATCAACCCCAAATGTGATAGAAGACGGCCCATATTCACTAATACTTCGTGATGTTGGGTATAATTACTTCAATGTGACTGGAAGACTTACAATTGATGACTTTCGCAATGAACCTTTTCCTGCCGATATCTTTGATCCGGTAGTGGCACCGGGACTGTTTTAATGAAAGAGTTATTACCGATGAAATATTATCACTTGGAAACTCAGCCGCCTTCATGGGCAAATGACTATATAGACATTCCTTTCGAATTAGTTGATTGTTATACTCTTATCAGTATGATTTATCGAAATGTCTTTGGACAAGTACTTCCAGACTTTTCGGAAGAATATCTCAACGCTATGGATGAAAAGAATGTCTCATTACTCTTTTTAAGAGAGATGAAGAAGAACTTTGTTCAAGTCAAACAGCCTTTTGTCGGGTGTCTTATTGCTTTTAGAATATTAGGAAAACCGCGCCATGTTGGCATGGTTGTCTCGAAGAGACAAATGATCCATACTTACAAGGCAAGGTTGAATAGTTGTCTTGATGACTTCACTTGTAAACGGTGGGCAAACAGGATGATAGGATATTATAGATATGTCTCCAAATAATAAAAAACCAAAAATTGATGAAGTAGAAGTAATTGATGTGCCTGAAGGCAACGACTTATTTGCAGACCCGGTTAAATTAATAGTTTATCCGGGTAAAAGTATTTCTCAGATATTGGAAGATTGTAATTGGGGAATACTTAATGCGCCAGAAGTAATGGGAGGTAGAGTATTTCTCAATGGTGACTTAATCCCGAAGAAGAAATGGGGAGAAGTATTTCCATACGAAAGAGATACTCTCGAAGTGGCAGTAATTCCCACTGGCGATGATAATGGTGACAGTAGTAAAGTCTACCGAACTGTAGCTTTAATTGCTGTAATGGCTTTCGCGTATTATGCAGGGCCAGCAATTGCGGGAGCAGTATTTGGTCAAGGTGCGATTGCTACCATAGCAGGTGGTGTGATTGCCGGTGGTGTAGGTATCGCAGGAGCTTTGGCAGTAAATGCTTTGATACCTCCACCTTCAACGAGTTCTCAAAGTACTGCTCTTGGAACTTCTTCTTATACTTCACTTCTTGGCATCAACAATGCTATGAAGCCATATCAACCTATTCAAAGATTGTTTGGTACACATCTTATTTATCCGCCTTATGCTATTAAACCTTTCACCGAAGTAGTTGGCGATAAGTTAATCGGATATTATGTCTTCGCAGTTGGGCCGGGTGATTATTCAACGGCTAGTATGAAGATTGGAAATACTGATCTTACTTCTTTCACTGAATACACGGTTCAAGAAGGTTTTAAGGGAGATATAGATATCTTCAGCCGTGGAGATATTGATGAAACCGATCTTGCAATAGAAGTACTTAATAGCGGAGGGCCATATACTCAATCTTCGGCAGTAGATGTCAATGAACTTTCAGTTGATCTTACTTGCACCGGTTTATATGGCATAGATGAAGATGACGGAGATGTGAAGAGTAGAACTGTTAACTTCACGGTTGAGTATAGACCTACTGGATCAGCGGGTGCGTGGACGCCTTTTGATGGTGGTGGAAATGTCTCACGAAAGAAGCAAGAGAGATTTACAATTAACTACACCAAAACCGGTTTGGCTACCGATCAATATGACGTTAGGATAACTAGAAATACTGCCGATGATAGCAGTCCCACCGGGGCTTCAGGGTATGCTTATGTGGCAAGTACTTTCTATTGGACGAAGTTTCGATCTGTTGCATATACGGAACCATGGACATTAGACAATATTTATCTTATCTCATTGAAGATAAGACTTGATGGACAAATATCTGGCGGAGGAGTAAATACTTTCAACCTGATTGCTTCCAGTAAACTTGAAGCATACAATGGTACTTCTTGGAACGCCGCCGCTGTAACGAGAAGCCCTGCATGGGTATTTACTTCTGTACTTCGTGACGAGTCAAATCGTCGTGCTGTAAGTGATAGTGAAATAGATGTAGACGAGATAAAAGATTGGGCAGATGAATGTACTGCCGCCAATTACTACCTTGATGGGATTGTCGAACAACATCAAAACATTTGGGATTTACTTCATGAGATTGCAGCGGTTGGAAGAGGAGTACCGGGAAGGACTGTTGATGGCAAGTGGACTGTCATTAGAGATATCACTCAAACAACTAGAGTACAGAAGATAACTCCCTTGAACAGTTGGGACTTTGGGGGAAGAAAAGCATTTCAAGATATACCTCATGCCATCAAGTGCCGATTTATTAATAGTGCGAAGAACTACCAGCAAGATGAGATGATTGTCTACCGAGATACCTATAACGCGGGAAATTCTACTTTGTTCGAAACAATGGATTTTCGTTTCGTTACTACTTCTGATCATGTTTGGAAACTTGCAAGGTATCACTTTGGTCAAGCTATATATCGTCCAGAAGTATTTAATGTTTCAATGGACTTCGAACATATAGCAAATGGAATGACTAGA